CATCAAGAACTACGACCAATACGTCGAGACCGGGCGCCTGTCGGACTCCATGAAGCTACTGATCAAGCGCAGTGGGTACGGTGCCACGCCATCCCAGTTCTTTTTCAAGCAGTGGGACAAGATGTACCCGGGCGTCAAGATGAACCCGGACGACGTCGAGACTCTGAAAGGGCTGGACCAACAGAAGATCAGCTTTGCCCAGCCGGCGGCCGCGGCCAACCCGTATGCGCAGACGGCCATGAATATCCAAAGCATGATCCGGAACGCATCGATGGGGGCCATGAACGCCTTCGTGCCACCGGCGGCAGCAGGCGAGATGCCAATGGCATTTGCTGGCCCAACGCTGCCGGCAAGCACGACGCTGCTCACGGTGATTGATAGGCTGCGTGGAGCGACCAGTTTCCGGGGCACATCGCAGCTGGAGTACAAGCAGGCTGGCGATTACCAGTCGCACCCCCGGGAGAACTTCTTTTTTGACTTCAACCCAGCCCTTGTATCCAGGGCCCAGGCACGGGCCCGGAGCCTAAGCGAGCAAGACATCAATGCGCTGACGTTCACCGTGTTGACTGAGTCCGGGCCAACGCGGCTTGGCAAGCTGGAGGTCGCAGCCAACCTGATCAACCGGTCAGCAGCCAACAAAAACATCCCGATTGTCAGTGTTGCCAAGGCTCCTGGCCAGTACGAAGGCGTCTTCAACTACAAGCCCAGCCAGCTAATTAGCGCCTCAGAGGGTCGACGAATCTTTGGGTCCGCATACGATCAGGTCAGGAAACTGATAACACGGGGTCGCTAGGCCATGCCTTCCCAATTCATCACCCGCCCTGACGGCACGATTGAGCACGTGCGGACGGGTGGCAAGGCCATAGATCCGGCCAGCATCAAGAAGCCTGACCAGTGGACTGGCGCGACAAAGGAGTCGATGCAGCGCGACAAGGAAGCGTCGACTCGGATAGTCCTTGGCGCCGTTCGCAACCTGGCACAGAACGTGCTAGGCAACGCACCAGCTGATGCGCTTAGCGGCCTAGACCCAGAAACGATGAAGGCGTTTCCCGAGCCCGTTCGGAACGCATTGAAAGGCATCACGGGCCCCGGGCCTCGCCCCGTTGGGGCTCCAGACGCCAAGTTGCTGGGCGTGTTTCCACCGTTGCCGAAGGTCAAGCTCAAGGACCCGACAGAAGAGTTGATTAGCGGATTTGTCCAAGGAGGCATGGGCTTTTTCTTGGCGTCCAGGGGCCTGAAAGGAGCCGGTGGTGCAGCCATGCGTGTGCCCGGCGTGGCTGGCGCAACTCAAGCCGTGCGAACTGGAGCACAGGCAGTTCGGCAAGCTGCTGGCGTCACAACCGCAACGGCCCGTGGGGCCGGTGGTTTCGCCGGGGCCGTCGGCAACGTCGCCAATGTTGCTGGCAAGGTTGCACTGAAGACCGGCTCCATCGTTGCCCAGGGTGCTGCGCCTGGCTTCGTCGTCGACTACGCGGGCTTTGACGCAGGCTCGACGCTGACGGATCAGGTCTTGACCTGGGTCGAGAAGCAGCGCGGCACACCGATCCATGCCCCATTGCTTGACCTGGTGCGCTCTGCGCCTGGCGACAGTGCTGCCGATGCACGGTGGAAGTCTGGCGTCGAAGGCATGTTCTTCGTTGGGCCAGCCGCAAGTGCAACCATCGAGGGCCTTGGCCGGGTGGCCAAATCAATTATCAACTTGGCCAAAGCCCGCCAAGCCAGCAGGGGCACTGACCCCAACATCCCGCCTGAGCCTCCGGCCAGCGGGCAGACGGTCGACGTCACTGCTGCTCCCGTTGGTCCCAACACCAAGGTCGCCACTGCCCCCAACGCTGGCCCTGGCGTCACCCAGGCCGCACCCAAGAGCAAAGCTTCTGCGCCTGACGTCGCCAAGGCGTACATGGACATGCGGCCCCGGACGCCGCTGTGGGAAAAGCAAGGCGTTGAAACCCAGGGCCGCCTTGATGACCCTTGGGCCGATGTGCAGGCCGCAACCAAGGACTTCGTCGAAGCCACAACACTTGCCGACACCGCAGTGGCCCGGGCGTCCAGCACGGTGCCCGATGAAGCCGGCCCGGTGGCAACGGTGGATCGCGGCAACGCCATGCCGAGCTATTCCCAAGTGCGGGAGACTCCTGTCGCTGAGATCGACACCGATCCCACCCGGCTGCAGTTCAAGGCAGCTGGCCAGGGCAAAGGCAAACGTGGTGTCTCCGGGTCCCTGAAGGACGCCAAGTCCTATGACCCGTTATTCGGCAAGATCGTCAGCATTTGGCGTGACCCAGAGACCGGGCGCCTGCTGGTCGTCAATGGCCACAACCGCCTGGACCTGGCTCGTCGCTCTGGCGTCCAGAACATCTTGACCTGGGAGATCGACGCCCCCAACGCCGAGCAGGCCCGGGCCATCGGCGCAATGGAGAACATTGCCGAAGGTCAAGGCACGGCCTGGGACGCCGCCAAGATCATGCGCGACATGGGCATCGACGGCGAGGAGATGGCCCGTCGCAACATCGACGTCACCAAGGGCGTTGCGCAGAAAGGTGTGGCCCTGTCCCGCTTGCCGCAGGAAATCTTCGATCAAGGCGTCACCGGCAAGCTGAGCCTGGAGAAAGCTGTGGCCCTGGGCAGCGTGAAGCTCGACGACGTCGTGGTCCGGGATGTGGCAGCCGCTGCAGCCAAGGGCAACTGGTCGGCCGACAAGATCCTGCAAGCCATGCAGGAGGCCAAGTTTGCCCAAACAGCTGAGGCCACCGGCGGCGGCGTGCTGCCCGGGTTTGAGGACATGTTCAAGACCAGCAACTTCGAGCAGCTGCTGGACATCAGGACCGAGGCCTTCAAGGCCCTGCGGGAAGAAATGGTTGCGCTGACGTCCGTGGCCCGGGAAGGTCGCCGCGGGATCCTCGAGGCTGCCGGCAATGTCGTCGACGTCGCCGGATCACAAGCCGCAAGGGGCCAAGCTGCAATCGCTGTCGAGATCTTTGACCGGGTCACCGGGTACATCGGGCCGGTGCGGGACCTGCTGAATGAAATGGCGGGTCAGGTAAGCGCCAAGCGTTCGGCCAAGGCGATCGTCACTGAGAACCTTGAGCGGCTGCGGGCTGCGATTGAGGCGGAAGGCGGCAAGCCACGGTTGCCCCTCGAGCAACCAACCGCTGCTGCGGTGGCCCCGAGTGTCCCAAGTGCGGGAACTCCGCCACCCCCGGCCCCACGCACAGCAGTCCAGCCGATGGGCAATGTGGCTGCTGCCGCCATCGAACCACCTGCTGTTCCGCTTGCCAATCTTAGGGCCGACAGTCCCGAGCGACTTTCGCCAGAGGAGTTTGCTGCTGCGGCAAAGCAAGGAGTCATTGGCCCAGCCATGGAGCCAGGCTTCCAGCGCATCCAGCGCGACCAAGTGCAAGTCAGGGACGACCGTCCGGCTGGGGCGCAGGAAGCAATCGACAGAGCAAATGCTCTAAAGGGGAAGACGCTCACTCCAGCGGACGTAGAGCAGATCCGGACTGCGGGCCGCATCAACTCAAATCGGATCCTGAAAGACATCGACCAGGGCCTCAATCTTGGCTACAAGACCGACGACATCGCTGCTTTTGTCGTCCATAGCCACCTGCTGAGAACAGATAAGGCTTACGAAAAACTGGCAACCGACTACGCAACGAGGAAAGTTGGCTTTGACGCGTTGAAAGAGCGGTGGACACCGGAGACTATCAAGGCCGCGTATGACGACATGCAGGCCCGAACGACTGCTTCAGAGCCAAACGTCCCAACCGCAATAACTTCAACACCAGTTGCTGCTGCCCCGCCCACTGCTGCTTTTGCGGACCCCTTGTCGGCCGAGAACCTAGCCGATGCCCGTCTGACCCTTGGCCTGCCATCTACCGCCAACCTGAAAGCTATCCAAACCGCGGCCAAGGAACAGGGTTACGACGCCATCCAGTGGACCGGAACTGCCGGCACTCCTGGTGGCAAAGGCGGTCGGATCGACCTGCGGTCCGACATGGAGTCGCAGAGCCAACTGCCACTGGGCGAACAACCGCTCACCGAAATGCCGGCCAAGTGGCTCGTCCCCGAGGACGTGGCAAATGAGACCAAGGCCCTCGTCACCGACGTCGTCCGACGAGTTGCCGGCGATGACATTGCCCTCAGGTTCTACGACAGCATCGTCATCAAGAAAGGGACCAAGGCCCACGGCACAGCAGACAGAAACGTAGAGATCGGTGGCTCCTACAACCCCTATGCCAACTCTGGCTTTGGCGGCCGTGGCGAAGTGTTCATGGACCCGATCGCAGAAGCCATCAGCTTCACCCGGATGCGGCTGAAGGTCACAGCAACCAAGGAGCACTTCAAGGACTTGTTGAACTATCGGGCCGACAAGTTGGAGACCGCGTTCCACGAATCCTTCCATGCTGTCCAACAGCGGTACCTGACCTTGAAGCAGATCAAGGTTGTGGACTCCGGCATTGCCAAGGCCCGCCTTTGGTTCGCTGATTCAAATGCAGCCCGCAGGGGGCGCATCATCGAGCGAGCCAAGGAGCTTGGCGTCAAGCCAGAACTCCAGATGCCATCCGAGACCCAGGCCCAGGGCTTTGAGGTCTACGGCCCTGCCATGGAAGCTGGTGTCTCGCCGGCTGCCGCGTTGCTTGGGTTCCCCATCGAGGACCTGAAGGCCCTGTACTCCGTCAAGGGCCTGACTGGTTCCCGCTGGGCCGACGGCATCCTGAAGGGCGTTGTCGCCGCCACCAACGTCATCAACAAGTTGATCGACACCGTCGAGAAGATCGGCAACGCAGCCCAGTTCAGGGGCTGGACGTCGATCGAGGACATCTATCGCAAGGCGTACACCGGCGAGCTGCAGCGCACGGGCAAGGCAAGTGGCATGCAGCCGGCATTTGGTCCGCTTGAGCGGTACGAGCCAGGTGCTGACCCGAACCTGGCTGGCAAGACAGTTGAGGAGCTTGATGCCATGACCGCCGAGCAGCTAATGCGCGGCATTGCGCTGCTTGAGCAACGGGGTGAATACGACTTGGCCAAGGAGTGGCGTGACGCATTGGCGGCCGATCAGGCCAGCAACACAGAGGTCGGTCGCATCAACGGTGAACAGGCATCGGAGGTGCCACCACCCCGGCAGCCAGTGGAGTCTGGCCCTGGCCCTGAGAACAGCGACGAGTGGGTGCGTCGGTTCGCCCAGCAACTTGGGATGACCAAAGAGCAACTCCTGAGCGGGGAGCTGACTTACGATGACTTGCTGGCCAACAGCTTCCAAAAGACCCAGAGCCCCTCCGGCCAAACGATCTACACCGCAACCAAGGAAGACCTGGTCGACGGTTACAACGCCATGTCCAGGGTGTTGCCTGGCCGGGAAGAACTGTCTGGCATCCCGTCGTTCACTCGGGAGGAAGTCCGGGCTCTGAGCCAGGCTTGGCTCTCTCGTCACGGCGAAGACGGCGAAGCAATCATGCGGGGCCTGAGCCCACTGATTCGCGGTTTCGAGGATTACCAGTTGGGCGCCTTGAACCGTGCCATGTGGCTGGCCGACAAAAAGCAGGTCGAGGCTTCGATGGAAGCCGCCATGTGGTTGAACTCAGCCAGCGTCGAGGGCCTCAACCAGTCCGAACGGCTGGCCAGGTTGATCACTGCAGCTGAATCAGCCCGGGCCACCCATGAGGCTGTGATGCGTGTCACCAGGCCCTGGGGCCAGCTGGGTGTCGAGATGCAGGTGCCCCGCAACTACGACGCACCACCAGCTACACGGGTCGCTGAAGAGGTTATCCCACCTGCCGAGACCATCGACATCGAGGAAGCCATCACCAAGGAGCTCGAGATCGAAGGGGCCCGCCCGATCGAAGAGACCATCACCGGCAAGATCGACGAGGAACTGGTGGACGCTGCCAACGGTGGTGAGATCACACCCAAAGCCCAGGCCGCGGCCGATGCTTTGGCCCAGGCCCTGGTCAGCGCCGGTGCCGAGCCCGCCATGCGCAACAGGTGGTGGCGTCGTTTTGATGACCCAGCCTTGCAAAACATGGGCCCCAACGGGTTGCTGATGCTGCGGGTCAACAACTTGATCAGCAGTGGCGTCACTGCAACCACCAACTTGGGCAACGGAATGCTGAACCTGGCTCGGTTCCCGTTGCAGCAAGCAGGTGGCGCCTTGGCTCAAGGCGAGATGAAGCGCGCCATGTACTCGATGATGATGTTCCAGCAGTACTGGATGAACCTGAGCAACGCCATGCGCGTCGCTGGCCACTCCCTGAAGGCTGGCCGGTCGCTGATGAACATGGACGTCAGCACCCTTGATTGGCTGGACCGTGTCGCCCAACGTGACGCCCAAGGCGAGTTGCTGTCCGGGCCAGATGCGCCGACGGGCTGGACTATCAACACCGTCAACATGAGCCAGGACATGGCCCAGCGCCCCATCGGCCAGGCCATTAACAAGTTGTGGCAGGTCGTCGGTACAGGCGCCAGCCGCCTGGCCATCGGCATCGACACCTTCAACTCCACGCTCGCTGGGTACGCCTACGAGCACGTACGCCACCTGCCCCGGGGCATGGAGCTGGCAACGGAGCGTGGCATGAAGGAATTCAGCGCAGATGCTTGGAAGTTTGCGCAGCAATACGCAGACGCCAGGACCCAGGAGACCATGAAGTCAGCGGTGATTGACGGCAAGAACCTGGCTGACGTCGCCATGGAGAGCCCCCAGGCCCAAAACTTCATGAACGCCATCAACTTCACCGACAACGTGTGGAGTGAGCTCGAGACCAGGACCCTGTCGCAAGGCATCAGCATTGGTCAGACCAAAGGTCTGAGTGGCAACGAGCTGCAGGCATTTGCACAGAAATACGTTGAAGAGGGGCAAATGCAACACCGCATCGCCAACTACGCCCTCAACGGCCCTGTGGCCTTTGGGCGCCTTGGCTCGATTCCAGGCGAAGCCATGCAGTCGCTGTCCAATGCACGCCTGGTTGGCCCGGTGTTCAAGTTCATCCAGCCGTTCCAGCGGGTGCCGTCGAACATCATCAAGTCCGCCATGCGCAACACGCCGGCCGCGGTCTTTGTCGACACGTGGTGGCGGGACATCACCAGCGAGGACGCCTTCACCCGGGACCGGGCTGTCGGAGAGGTGGCTGTCGGATCTGCAGCACTGTCGCTTGTCGCCATGGCTTCGGGCCTTGGGTACATGAGGTTTAACGGTGGTGGCCCGATTGACCCTGCCGCCAAGGAGAAGTGGACGACCATCGAGAAACGGATGCCGTATTCGGTGCAGTTCTGGGACGACGCTGCAGGTGCTTGGTCCGCACCGACATCCATGCGGGCCCTGGAGCCGTTTGCCACACTCTTTGGGGCCATCGGCGATTACACCGACATCGCTAATTCTTTGTCGACCGAGAGCCGCAACCGCCTGGGGTCAAGCCTGGTGTTGACCCTGGCCCGCATGTCGACCAGTGGCGTGCTGAGCAAGAGCTATTTCCAGGGCTTCAACGAGTTGTACGAGGCGGCCTTCAACCCCAGCAAGATCATCACGGGACCCGCCCAACGTGATCCGCTGGCCCGGTACCTGTCCAGGATCGTGGCCAGCATGGTGCCGTACAGCTCCGCCCTGCGGGCCGCACGACGTGAGACAGATCCCGTCAGCCGCACCGTGGACCCAAGCGACATCGGCGGCTTCATGGGCTTCTTCCAGGAGACCTTGGACGAGGTACGCAACGCTGTGCCCGGGTGGTCGAACAACCTGCCGGCACGCCGTGACTGGATTAACGGGGCTCCGATTCTGACCCAGGGCATCCTTGGCGCAGAGATCATTCCAGCTGACATGCCGTGGCTCCAAGCCGCCATGCAGTTCACCCCGTTTGCTGCGTTCCAGCAGGGCCGCGAGACCTTGGGCCCCGTCCACGAAGAGATGGGCCTGCTGTCTGGCAAAGGCACCAACTTCTCTGGGCCACGGGCCTCTGACTTTGGGCCTGAGATGCGCTTGACCCCCAGCGAGCTCGAGGACTACACGCTCCGCTTTGCCACCGTCAAGGACGAGTACGGCCTGACGTTCGAGCAGACGGCCACCAAGTTGATTGAATCCGCTCAGTACCAGTCCTGGCCTGTCGAAGGCCCATCAAGCCGCGACGTCAGCCTCCGTGCTGCTGCAATTCAGACCGAAATCCAGCGGTTCAAGAAGCTGGCCAAGGACGATTTCAAGTTCAGCACAGCCAAGGGCCAGCTGATTGCCGCTGAAGAAGCTGCTGCTGAAGCCCGAAAGGCTGAAAAGACTTACATTCAACGGTATGGTATGGACAACAGTCCACAGCCCGCGCAGCCTGGCGCTCCCTGGTCCCCCACACCTCGTTAATCGCTGATGGCTTATTCCTACAACGTTTACACGGGCAACGGGTCGACCACCCAGTTCACCATTGGCTTCCCGTACATCCGGCGGGAGCACGTCAAGGTCTACGTGGCGTTTGTGGACACGGCGTACACGTACGTCAACAACACCACCGTGCAGCTGGCGACAGCGCCCACGGCTGGCCAACGGGTCGAGGTGCGTCGTGTGACGCCCGTGGCCAGCGTCCTGGTGGACTTTGCCGACGGGTCGACCCTGGTCTCTGCTGACCTGGATACCGCCAACCTGCAGCACCTGTATCTGGAGCAGGAACTGGATGACTACAGCAAGCAAACGATCTCCATTGATCCAGCGACAGGCCTGCTGACGGCCAGTGGACAGCGGATCACCAACGTCGGCACCCCGGTCAACGACGCGGACGCGGTCACCAAGGACTACGTCGACTCTCGCTACGGCGAACTTGGTGTGCCCGGCTTGACCCGTTGGCGCAAGATTGCCACTGCTGGCCAAACAGTGTTCTCAGGTCTTGGCACGGACGGTGGCACTCTTGCGTACTCGGCCAGCCGGGAATCCGTTTTCATCAATGGTGCGTTTCAGCAACGAGGTGTTGACTACACAGCGGACAACGGCACGTCCATCACTGTCACCCCGGCCTTGCTTGTCGGCGACGTCGTCGAAGTTCATTGCGTCAACAACGTTGCTGGTGGGATCACTGATCAGGCCAGTGGCCTTTACTTCACCCAGAGCGGGACTGGTGCAGCGGTAAGGACCATTGATTCCAAGCTTAAGGACGTTGTGTCTGTTAAAGACTTTGGGGCAGTTGGTAATGGCATTGCTGATGACACGGTTGCTATTCAAGCGGCTATTGATTATGCCTACACACAAGCAGTTCCTATTGCTCTGACCGGGCAACCTGCTGTCTATTTTCCATCTGGACAGTATTTAATCTCATCGTCGCTGATATTGCGTGACTTTACTTGCCTCAAAGGGGCCGGAGCTAGAAGCTCAATTATTAAAGGTAGTCTCACAAACAAGTCTTTTCTGCGTGGCCCCTACGGAGAAAACCCAACATACGGGAACAGGCTAGTGGGTTGGGAAATTAGTGATTTAGCCATTAATAATAGTTCGTTTTTGACTGGAAGTATTGGCCTAAACATGCGTGGTGTTGGCTATTCCAATGTCAGAAATGTTACTATTGCCGCAATGGATACTGCCCTTGCAACCAGCAATGAATGTTATTATGTGACTTTTAGTCAATGCGCGTTTGCTGGTAATACAGCGGCATACTTGCAAAGCGATGGTGGGGGCAATAGTTTTAACGGTTGCCATTTTACTGCTGAAGTTAAAAGTGTAGACATTGAGTCTGGTACTTGGGATTTCTTTAGTGGAGTCATGGATCTTAACCAGGCATCCGCCACTCATGTTATTAAAATTGGTAGGGCATCTGGAATTGCAGCTGTTGCTAATCTTTTTGGAGTGTATGTTGAAGGTATATCCGTAACAACATTAACCGCTGAGATTGGAGCAACAACTTCCACGTCTGGTTTTTATGGAGTCCATCGTCATAACGTTCTTGGCGGTGTCATAAATAATGCTCCTACAGCAGCGTTTCAATGCTACATGACAACTGGTTACTTTGACATTCAAACCAGAACAAGCGAATTGCAACTAGGCGATGGAACAATTACGTCTGGTCCTAGATCCAAAATAAATTCACCAGCTGGAAACAGGGTTGATTTTTTAAGCGGTTCAACACCTGGAGCTTATGCTGATCATTATTATCGCACAGGCTATCCACAACAAGGTATTGCTTTCCCGGTTACTCAATACTCATCAGCGGATGCCAACACATTAGACGATTACGAGGAAGGTACATGGACGCCTGGATTTACTAGAGATACAGTTCCTACTTTTGTTTATGGTGACAGGGTTGGTGTTTATACAAAAGTTGGTGATACAGTTACCATTAATGGTTCTATTTTTGTTTCATCAGTTAGCTCAAGTGGGGGCGGATTATGTTATATAACTGGCATCCCTTTTGCAGCAAAAACTCTTACCTCTTTTTCCGCTTCAGGACCAGTTAGTCATTTTGACATGGTTTCAGGAGGCGGTGACAGTTGCTACTTCGGCTCAGGCGGTACAACATTAGTTCTTACTAAAAATGGCGATTTTGTAAATAATACTTTTATATCCGGTCGCATTTATTTTAGTATTGTCTATAAAGTATAAACTTTATTCAATTAAATTTACAAGCCCGCAACTTGGCTTAAAACTACCCACAAACCTGTTTCATCTGGAGGATGATCCTAATGGCTACTTTTATTGAACGTCAAGAGCATAAGATTGAAATTACTCCGCCTTATTCAATCATCCACTGTCGTCGCAGTGACATCATTGAAAAAGATGGCGTTGAAGTCGGACGCACCTACCACCGACATGTCCGTGTTCCTGGTAATGACGTGAGTTCTGATTGCTCGGAACTACAAGCAGTAGCTGCTGCCTTGTGGACGCCAGAGGTAATTGAGGCATACCAAAATAGTCTTATGGCTGCTACGTTGCCCCTATCTGCTGAGGTGGCTTGATGACCAAACCACGCGATCTAGCCACCCTTGGTGGTGGCTTTACTCAATCAGGAACAGGCGCGATCCAGCGGACTGTTGAGAATAAGCTGAAGGATACGATCCACGTCAAAGACTTCGGCGCAATAGGCAATGGCGTTGCCGATGACACGGCAGCTATTCAAGCTGCTATTACCGCAGCTGCTGGTAAAACACTGGTTTTTGATGCTGTCACCTACAAGACCACTTCAACGCTGACCATTTCTAGTCACGGGACAAGGCTGCACTGCCGCGATGCAACTATTGATTATTACGGAACAGCTGCTGCCATCGCATTTGGACTGGTCAGCGGCACGACGTATCCGGTGGAAGTTGAGTTCCATAACTTAAACATCAACGTCAATAACGGGCCGTCGTCTACCGGCATCCAAGTAAGAACTTCCTATAGCCGCTATTACGACGTAGGCATTTCGCTTAAAAGTGGGGCCATAAGTGCAAAAGGTTTTGTTCTTGTGGGTGATGAAGCCAACGGAACTGGCCCTTATTATAATTTATTTCAAGGCTGCGTCGTCCAAAGCCAATCTTCTGGCACAGACCACGTTGGATTTCAGTGTTCAACGCAGGCCCCACTTTATCGGGCACCTAACGCCAACACTTGGATTGGTGGCCGTATCGGGCAATGTGCAACTGGCTTTCTAATTGCTGGTGGCGGGAACACGTTTTTCCATCCAACAGTAGAAAACGCACCTGCCACAGGCGTAGCCTTTGATTTTGTTGGGCCCATTGCTTCTAATTGCACAAATAATAATGTCTTTGGTGGTTATATAGAAAATGCCAGCATTGCTTTTCGTTTTAACTCACTTACAAACGTTAATGGTGTATTCAATCCTTTCGTTACCGGAGCCTCAACATTTATTTCTGACTCTGGCACTGAGAACCTTTACATCACTGGCAATGCCCCGTCGCGTCTTTCCACTGGAGTCAAGTTTGGCTCTTTAAGCAGCGACGCAAGTGTTCTTGATTATTACGAAGAGGGAACATGGACTCCAACATTAGTTGGTAGCACTACTGCTGGCAGTTACACAATTACGACCACCACAGCTAAGTACACACGCATTGGCAGGTTGGTGCATGTTTCTGCCCAGATGGCAATTACTATCAATTCAGCCGGTACTGGCACTGCTAGATTTGGCGGGCTTCCTTTTGCTAAGGGCAGTGCCACTGTTGTAAGTGGTAGCACATATCTTACTAATTTTACTCTACCGGCAGGTAATAGTGGTGTGGCAGTAAGTTCTTGGACAACTAGCGTTGACTCTACTTTTTATCTTGTGGCAACACGTTCAGCCACTTCTGCTTATGATGTGCTGTGCTCCGACATCAATTCTGGAGCATCAGTTGTCGTAAACTTTTCCTACACCGTTTAAGCACCATGAACATTGACCTGATTGAACTTGTTGAAGGCGGCCTGGTGCAGGTGCGCTTGACTGAACCCGTCATCAAAGATGGCGAAATGGTCGGCCAAAAATACCACCGTTCTACGTTTTACCCTGGTCAAGATGTGACCGATCAGCTGGAAGCGGTGCAAGCGTTTTGCTCAGAAGCCTGGACGCCTGAAGTAATTTCCCTTTATGAAACCAATCTGAACGGCTAACCGTGGCCAAACCTAAAACCTCCCCAACCAAGACGACCCACGTCCCAGGGGCACCGAAGAAGACCCACCAGGGTCAAGGCCTTCGGTCCAAGCCAAGCCACGGGCGCAAAAAAACCCGTGGCCAGGGGCGCTAATGGACTAAGTCCGTTACGCTGCAAACGCAGCAGAGCAACTGTGGCCCTCGACGACAAGCTATTCACCTGTCGCCGATTGCGGCATTGCCGGGAGAAATTACCGGCAATGGACATGCTGCGCGACGCGGACAGCGGTCGGTTGTTCTGCAAGTCGGGCATGTGCCCCAACGGCAAAAACCGCAGCACCGCGGATCTAATCGACCTCCAAGTCGAGATCCGGAAGCTGCGAACAGACCTGCGGGGCCAGACCCTTGAGAAGGAAAAGCTACTAACCCACGTCGAAAACCTTCGGGAACGACTGGCCATTGCCCTGGACATCAAAGACGTTGAGAACGTCAAGCCAATCACCGGATCGGCCTCTGGCGCCCGCAGCGAGTCCGTTCCGATCCTGCTGTGCACCGACTGGCACTGCGGTGCTGTGGTCAAACCAGAGACCGTCAACAACCTGAACGAGTACGACGTCGACATATTCCACGTCCGGGCCAGCACGTTGTTCGTCAATGCCCTCAAGGTCGTTGAGATGGTGCGATCGACCTGCGACGTGAACAAGATGGTCGTGTTCCTGGGCGGGGACCTGATCGACAACTGGTTGCATCCGGAGCAGATCCAGCTCCAGGAGCTCAGCCCGACCCAGCAGATCATCGAGTGCGAAAAGGCCATCATCAGGGGCCTGGATTACCTGTTGGCCAACGGCGGCTTCAACAAAATCACAGTCCCCTGCTGCTACGGCAACCATGGCCGGACCACGATGAAGATGCAGGCCGACAACGCCCATGCCACCTCATACGAGTGGCTGATGTACCAAAGCTTGCAACGCCACTACAGCAAAAACGACAAGGTCCAGTTCATTGTGTCCAGCGGAAACACCTTGTACGTCGAGGTGCTTGGCCAAACTTTGCGTTTTCTGCATGGTGACGCCATCAAGTATGGGGGTGGCGTCGGTGGAATCACCGTTCCGTTGACCAAATACATCTACCGACAGGACGTCGGGATCCGTGCTGACCACACGTTCCTGGGCCATTTCCATACGCTGACCAACGGGTCCGGCTGGACGGTGAACGGCAGCTTGATTGGGCCCACTGCGTACGGATTAAAGCTTGGCTTCCCCCCTGAGCGCCCCCAGCAAGGAATGAAGGTGATCGACAGCAAGCGGGGCTTCACGATCAGTACCCCAATCCTGACCGATTAGGTACAGTGGGCCAGCAGACCGCTTGCAGCACATCAGAGCCATGATTGAAGTCATTGCGGCTCTCGTTGGTGCCGCTTTTACAGCAGCGGTCATGGGCACCAGCACCGTAATACGCGGTAACACCAACAACAGGGAGGTGGTGACCCGCTTGACCGTGGCTGTGGAGAACGTGGCCACCAGGCTTGAAGAACTGCACGTCGACATCAAGGCTGATCGCAAGGAAACGTTTACCAGGCTCAATTCCGTGGAGCAACGGGTGGCCACGCTTGAAGCCAGAACCCAAATTCATCGCGCATGAACCCGATCGAACAGAGCCTTGAGCTCGAGCTCAGCGAAGAGCGAGTTCAGCGCACGTTGCTGGAGTTGTACGAGGACGAAGACTGGTCAGGATTGCTGGCCACAGCAGAGCTGCTGAACACCGCTTGGCACCACGAAGTGATGGTGACCCGGTGGCTGGCCCGGGAGGCTACTGACAACATGAACCGGCAGTGGCAAACTGCAGCCAGAATCACCCCGAACAATGGCGTTACCGATCGCTGAGTACGTAGCTGTTGCAGTGGGCGTCCACGGCGCTGCTGTGGCCATCGTGAACCTGACCCCCACCCCCAAGGACAACGAGACCCTTGGCAAATACACCAGAATGGTGGTCAAGCTGTACAGGGCCATCGAGATCCTGGCTGGCGTCATCACCCCGCTTGTAAAACGATGAAAGGCAAGAACAAGGCCGACAAGAAGGTCTCCAAAGTCATGCGGGAGTTCAAATCCGGTGGCTTGCACAGCGGCAAGGGTGGCCCTGTGGTGAAGAATCCCCGTCAAGCCCTGGCGATTGCGCTGTCTCAGGCCGGCGTCAAGCGCAAGGGTCAGTAATCCCAGCGAATGCGGGGTCGCCCGGGGCGCATCCCGACGTGGATGAAGCCCTTGGGCGCTCCGTAGCCCAGTGAATACGGCCACGCCTTGTCCGCCCAGTCTTGAAGCGTGTAAATGGAGACCCCGTCGATGTAGAAGTCGACAGCACCGGTGTCTTTGGCGTTGTAGAGGTGCTCTGACTGGCTGGCACCACCCACCTGGGCATTGATCTTGGGGGGACGGTAGCCACTGGTGATGATTGCAGGGCCACCAAAGTGGTCCCTGGCCTTCTGGACGAACTGAGCCAGCACCAAGGCCGTGTTGCACTGATGTTGGGCCACAAACCGCCGGGCTTCTGACTGCTGGGTGAACTCCCCGTACGTCACGTTGGGGGTGAGCTTGTACGAGAACGGCGATCCGGGCTGGAATAGGCCCGCTTTGGGCTTTGGGGCCGCCCGGTACGCCTCGGCAAAGTCCTCAAGCTGCTTGGGCGTCAGGGTTTCCTGCAGGGCGTTCCAGGCCGCCAGCTGATGCGGCAGGCCTTCGTCGTGTTTAGCTGCGTCTGCGAGACGAATAGCCGACATTTTTGGAAGTGAGTGGGGCCTTAGGAAAGATCTGGACGTTGTCCACCTTCCACGGGATACGTTCCCAGACATCGCAATCGGTTGCAACCTCCCAGGCCATTTCCTCGTTCTCTGCCATGACGACAGTCTGGAAAGATCCGGGCTCCATGGTGCCCCCGTAACCAATAAAGGCACCTGGCAGGCGGATTACCCAGGCTCTGGTGTTGGGCTTTTTACCGCCGGGTTCTGATCCACCCCGTGGTGGCCGGGGCCGCAGCAAGATCTGTAAGGCTGCCGCCCAAAAGGTTTCGGTCAAGAGCTCCTTCAAGGTCACCCATGTACGCCTGAAGCTCCAGGTCCCAGAGTTCCGATTGCCGTTCCCGGATGGCGCGGTCTTCATCGATGGCCAGCGATTCGTTCCAGTATTGAACAGCACCTGCAAGGGCGTCGAGGCGGTCATCGTGCGCTAGACAGCCACGGTCAACTGTCAGGTGAGTCAGCTGGTGGAACAACTGATACGCCAAGCGCTTTTCAACGGCCTCGTCGTCACGGGTCTTAGCGTCCCCCTCGATCACCGAACGGCTGACAATGAGCCGGTGCTGGTTCAGGACGGGCTCCAGGGCCGCAATGATGCGGCGTTCTTTCTGCACGTTGCTGCGAACGGTCTCAATGGTGCAAGGGTGTTGCACCTGTAGATACGGCTTCAGAAGGCTCTCCAGCATGCCTTGACCAAATTGGTCCTCCAGGAGGATCAAGTTGACCTTCTGGCGCTTTGCAGCCGCTGCTAGGCCCTGCAGAACGGGTTCTGAGTACCCATCCCGGAATGCCCCGGACTCCAGCAGAAACAAATTGCCGTTGAGGTGGGCGACGATGGCGTACGCGGTCTCGTCCAGGCCGCGGCCAGAGGGGTCAATGAACATGACGCAGCCCTGAAACGGCAACCAGGTGCCGTGGATGTAGGCCGGCCGGTAGTAATAGTCGCCACTGAATCCCACGGCCGGCAGGTCCGAGATCCGGTACTCGGCGCCAGAGCTCCACACGACCTTTTCTGGGCCGTGATCCGACACCTCAAGGACCATCAGGTCCGCCAGTTTCAACGGGAATCGCTCAGCGTCGCTAAGGCTTGTGTCCAGTTGGAACTGCAGGGCAAAGGCAGAGCGGCCGTACGACGTCTCCCGCTCCAACAGGTCCATTTCGCTGAAGCGGCCAGGGTCCGTTGGCTGGCCCACTTGGTCCAAGCAGTCCTCCAGAATTATTGGGGCCAAGTGGTCGCCGTATTTGACGGGCTTCTCGGGGTACCGGGCCGGCCAGATGCGCACCTGGTAGGCGCGTTGGGCCAGCTTGTTGTAGATCGATTCCTCGGTTTGGGGCGTGCCCAGAAACATGATCTCGCCACCGGGCTTCAGGATGGCGTTGTATTCACCCACGGCAGCCAGAAGCTTCTCCCGCATGCCGACAGACCACGACGTCGTCGGTGTCTCCACGTCGTCAGACAAGATCAAGTCGGCCCTGGACCCGGTCAACTGGCCAAAAATACCTACCGCTTTGACCGATGGACTCTGGTCCGGGATGGCGGGCCTGACGTCAAACCGGTTTACGGCAGAGCGCTGCTCATCCCGATCCGGCTCCAAGCACTGAAGCATCGGCATCTCCTTAATGAGACGCAGGCAGAACATGGTGAAGTCATCGGCCCGGGTTTTCGAGGCCGACACCACCATGATTTTTTTCTGGGGGTCCAGCCGCAACAACCACAGCACGTAGGCCGCGGCCATCCAGGACTTACCAACGCCCCGAAACGCCTCAACAATGCGGCGCTTGGAGCCGTGTTGCATGTAATGGGCGATGTCGAGCTGGATCGGCGTTGGATCCGGCAGGTTCAGGTGTCGCCAGACCAGGACCAGGAAGTAACGAAAGTCCGACGCAAGGGGTTCCGGGAGCCCGGTCCAGGCTGTGCTCACGCAAACACCCGATACGGGCCAGCAGGGGTCACCACGAACTCATCCCACCCATCGGGCAGCTCGCCAGCAAAGTTGACGTGCCAACCATCGAGCACGGTCGGCGCAGCAATCACGTCACCGGTCTCTGGGTCGTACTCACCGCCACGGGTGATAGTGCCAACCACGTCAATGGCGTGCCCGTGGGTGTAGGCAGTCAGCGTGTCGTCAATCAGAAAACCTGCCTCAGTAGCAGCAGCGGTCCAGGCGGATTCGTCGGGGAAGCGTAGGAAGTTCATGGTTGGGTGATCTGCTGGAGGGTGGTGTCGGCAAGGCGGGTGGGCCAGTAGGTGAGGCGTCGGATAGTACCGTTCAGATTTCGCACTCCATCTTGACGATCTCCAATTCTTGCTTGAGTTACGGTAGGAATATTACAAGCCGTGTCCAAAGTTTCAGCACTTCCGTTAAAAGATGCGTTTGAATTATTTAACTGATAGCCGAGAACTTCCTTGATACTCGTGCCAACCGTGAAACCTGAAGGCGTCCAAAGCGCTTGCGCTGTTGTTGCAGTTATTTGAGCAGAAGGGTTTGAAGCACCTGTTTGATAGATTTCAAACGCGTTAGTATTAGTTCCATTATTAAAACTAAAAACACGCCCTTGCTGACTGTTTGTCGAAGCAGTTCGCAGAAATTGACCAAACACCGTCCCTTCCGTCTGGTTATACCAGGAGCTAAAGTTCGACCCGGTAATGCTGGCCACATCTGCGGCGCGGGTTACGGTTGCGGTTGTGGTGGGGATGTAGGAGGTGGGAAAAGCGCCAAGTTCATACTGCATACCCCATATTGCAACAATTTTACCCGTGTCTGCGGTGCCTCCATTGTCCGTAGTTACACTACTTATGGCAACCGATCTAGATCCAGCGCTAACAGCATCATAAGTATGTGTAACAGACAATCTATAAATATTAGTGCCAACGAGTTGAACGGTTGGGTTTGTTATACCATTTAAGGTTCCAAACGCCAAAGTGGAAATATTAAAAAATGCGCTAGTAGAACCTGCCAACGTGCTAAATCTTAAGCGTAAAAAAGCTGAAGTGGTCAGCAATGTGTTTAAATAAAAACTTAAAGTATAAGAACTGGATGCTGCAACTGTTACGTTTTGAGATGGAGCGGTTGAAGATGTTCCTACCGTAAATTGATTACCGGTCAAGGTTCCGTCTGGCGCGGTCCAAGTATTTGTTGTAATGACAGTGCCGGTTCCCGGAGTCCAGGTTGTTGCCAAATCTTCGCTTTGCAGCAACAAATTTGTCCTCGCCTCTTCCACCAGCAAGCCAAGGCTTTCACCCGTTGTTGGGTTGTGGTCGAAGCGTGGGGCGTTGGTAGTTGCCGTTTGGATCAGCCCATCGCTGCCGATGTACGTGCCGCTGCTGGCGCGGGTGAACGAGATCCGGGGGTCAAGGGTCTTTTGCAGAGCAAACCGCAGGTCCAGCGGCGACTGTTGAAACACGTCCTGGATGGAGCGACGCACCGACCTGGACAACGAGCCGTTCAGCCGCCGCATCAACCGCTCCATGAATCAACCCTCACGAGATACGGACAGCCGGAACACGACGCTGGGAGTGCCGCCTGAGAGGCTCACCAAGCGGCCACGAAGGTAAGGCACGGGCACTTGCACCAAGGCATAGCCAGTGGTGCCGTTAGCGGTGATTGTGGTGTCGACGTTGTTGGAGTCCAAGTTGAACCAGTTCGTGGCATCAACGGACCCCTCAAGGCGGATCACGACGTTGGTGCCAATGGACGACACCGTGACCGAAAACACGGCGTTGTCGGCCGATTCACCACCCGCAAAGCCAGTGACGCCTGCCGACGTCAGAGTGCCAAGGGTCGAAACGATTGGTGAAGACATGGCAGCATCAAGCGGCGTAGGTGTCGATGACAGCAAAATTGATGGTCACTGCTTCCGACAGGGACCCGCCGCTGGTGTTGGACAGCCGGACGACGCAGGTGCCAGCCCCAACGGAGACGACGTGGGTCTGGTACGAACCAGCGGTACCACCGGATCCCTGGTTGGCGATGACGACGTCGGTGGCGCTGATGGCGCTGTTGGTCATCGTGAACTGGATGGCCGTGCTGGAGGCCAGGGCAGCGTTGTGCGTGGTGACGACGCCGGCCTTGGCGTTCAGGGTGACCGCGGTGGTCTTGCTGGTGAGCTGAGTGACCGTGCCAAAAGCGGCAGGGCCAAAACCAATGGCAGGGGCAGCAGCAATCGTGTTGTTGGTAGCAGTCGAGATGTAGAACCCAGACGGGATGTCAGAAGGATCAGGCATGGGGTATTAGGCGACCTTGCGCCGGGGCATCTGCACAATCTTATCCATATCCGGCAACGACGCCACCAGGTCTCCAAAACTGGTGCCAGCAACAGGTTGAGCTGAGATGCCGTTGTCCTTCAGAAACTGGCGAAGGATGTTGAGCTCAGCGGTGCTGATCGAACCATCATCCAGCCTGGACTTCAGGTGCCAGGCCAGGTCGGTGTGAAGGTCCGACAGGACCCTGGAGGCTTCGGTTTCGTTAGGGCGACCCATGAGTCAGCAGGTCCAATGGGCAAATCGTAGCTCCCCAGGGACCAGTAGTACATATGTGTGCGTGCGTATAGAAGGGGGAATCCAGCCCCCTATGGTTAACTATGGTCACCTAAGGGTAAATAGCTCTCCAAAGGAGAGCGGTTAGGAGGTAAGTCAATACCGATACATGGTTAACCATAGGGGAATATAGTCAACCATAGTTGTTTTATTATTAGTACTAATAATAACAAGACATAGTTAACCATAGACACCTATATCCACCTCACTTGAATTATGGGAGACGTCGTCCAATGGGGGTGGGTGGGGGCGAGTTTTTGGTGGAAAAATTTGAGGGGGTTGGAATTTGGGCACAAAAATTTGAGGTGCTTACGCATGGGGCGTCGACGGGGCTCACCCCCCATGGGGGGCCTGCGCGCGCGATCTAGGTGTGTCCAGGGCCAATTTGCGCTGTCCAGGCCATTGGCCAACCCAGTCATGCCAAGGGGTTTGGGGCCCTTGCGTATCTGCATGAATGACAGGTACGCAGGGCTGGACCAGGGTGGGGATGGGGTTTTGAGAATGATTCTCATTCTCGGCCTGGTCCCCTGAATCACACAGCGCCCCCCAAACTTCCCGGCCTATGTATGATTGAGAGGCAGCACGGCCACCGCGGCCAAGACTGCAGTTAACCCGCACCTAGACAAATGAAGATCGAGATCGAGCTCACAGCAGATCAAGAGGTGGCCCTGTCTGACGCCCTATGGGCTCGGGCTGTGACCCTGGCCGACACGTGTCCTGGTTCCGACAAGGCACACGTGATGAACCAGGTGGCCGTCGCACTGTTGGAGCTGATGGATTTCCCGACGTCCCAATGGATGCGGGATAGCCAAGGGACTTGATCCCTGCCCGGGGGGCTACGGCCTCCCCTGCAGGGTTCTCCTGCAATCAACCGCACCTAAACAAATGACCGAAACGACCTACAACGGCTGGCGCAACCGTGCGACCTGGGCCATCGGGTTGCACCTGATGGACACCGTCATCGCATGGATCAACGACGACATCGAGGAGTGGGGCAAGGCCGACGACGCAGACGCTGCGGCCCAGTTGTTTCAAGACCTGGTCGACGAACAGCTGGAACTGGCTGACCTGCCCGTAGGCGGCCTGATTCTGGACCTTGTCGGCCAGTTCGACATCGACTGGCACGCCCTCGCAAGCCACGCCCTCGACGCATCCGACCTCCCTTCATTGGTGGCGGCATGAACCGCACCCTGCTAATTGCAGGGCTGGCGGTGCTGGGGTCCGCTGTCCTCTGGATGGTGGCCCTGGCCCAGCTGGCCCAGCCCACGTATCAGATTCCCGATCGATCCACCGCAACCGAGTTTCCAGGACCATGACCCAGACCCAACTACAGGCCGAATCAATCCGACGTTGCAACCACAAACCCAGCCAGGCCTACGTGCTGTCGCTGCTGTCGGAAAAGAAAAACGGCCAGGCCATGCTGACCAACGTGGGAGACCTATTGCTGGCAGCTCAGCAACTACAAGCCGAGGGCTTCATTTCAGCCATCAGCCTGCACCGTTCAGCCATCAGCAACCTAGGTTTCTTCACCGTTACCGCGGCCTAACGACAGCCCGGAGGGGGGACCTAGTCCCTCTTCCCTGCTGCCCTTAGGCGCAGCACTTAAACCCAAATCACAACAGAACGTGAACAACACCACAGAGCACAGCACCAAGGCCGACATAATCACGGCGGCTTTGGAGATCACGGACACGCAGGCCGCGGCCATTGACCGATTGGAGCAGCGCCAGCTGGTCCTCTGGTCCCTAGTCGGGGTGCTGACCGTGACCCTGGCCCTCAAAGGCTGATCGCAAACGGGCACCCACTCACCGGTGCCCACCACCCACACAACTAAAAAACCAATGCCAACTGCTTACGAATTGATGGAGGCCTACCGATCCTGGTGGCGGGCCAGCTACAGCACCAGCCCGGACTTGCAAGCCGTTGTGTTGGCTGCAGCCTGGGCTGAACATGTGTTGGCCACGTACCAAACAGGCACGGAGCCAGCCAAGAAATCATGAAACGAGAAGACGTTGTGTTGGCCCGGCTTCGCTCCGACCTGTTGGATGCCATGTGGTTGCAGTACCCACTGCCGCAGTCACTGGACCAACTTGAGACCGCGGTCCACCTGGCCTACCTGACACGAGAGACGTCGTGGCTGACCGGTGCCATCCGGGCACAGCTGTCGACATTGAACCAAGCCGAACTCATCAGGCCCTGCACCAAGGGCTACCTACTGACTGAGAAGGGACGACGGGACCGCCAACAGGCAGCCCGGTTCCTTGGCACCAACGACCAATCCACACCACCAGAGGCCGCATGACCACAGACATCAACGCCCTGCTCGCAGAACGGGGCAAAACGCACGGCGATTACGTGACCCACTCCCTGATCACCCAAGACCTGAAGCGTGTCGTCACTCACCACGTCGCTGGCCTGGACCGCAGGCTCGAAGACGACATGCAAGAGACCCTCGACATGATCGCTCACAAGATCGGGCGCATCATTGCCGGGAACGCAGCTGAGCCTGACCACTGGCGTGACATCGCTGGCTACGCACAGCTGGTGGCCAACAGATTGGAGCGCACCAATGACTGACCATTTTGTTGACGCCACCAAAAAGGTTTTGATTGTCGACTCGATGGAGACGCTCCCGCTCCGGATGCTCGATGCGTTCTGGTGCCTGACCAACAACTCGATGACCATCACCAGCCCCGACCGCATGCGGGAAGTGTTGCGCCTGGTGGCCAACGAGGTGGAGACATGGGCGCCCCCGTATTCCGAGCACAAGATCTGCCACTTGGCAGTGACCGAGGTGGCGCAACGCCTACGGGCAGAGGCAGACCAATGAGCGGGTTTGGCAGCACCGCAGCGATTGAGAACTATCTCATGCTGTGGCGTGAAGAACATGGTGCAAACATAGGCGAGGGGGTGAGTAGAACTTCCGACCCCAAAGCCCACCTCTATGAGATGGTCGTCGAGTTCAACGGCATGAAACCAATGCGTGAATGGATCCGTGCCATGTCACGTGCCGAGGCTGCAAAGTTTGCGGATAATCGTTACCCAACCGCTACCAAAATCACAATCATCACCAAGGATTATGTCAAACAACCTGCCAGAAAACGTGTTCCCAGTGAGCTACGCACCGAGGGAGGAGTCGGGCAACAAGAAGGGTGAGATCCTTTGGTACGCCAACGGTCATGGGTGGTACGTCAGTAGGTGGAACCTGGGCTACATGCCACAGACCACACACTGGACGTACATGCCTGAAGATCTGGACATACCATCAGATAAAGAGCTACTTAGGCAAGAAGCTTTTTCTGTGTGGCGCAGGGGCAATGTATCTTTCGTCATGAATGAGCGAGAACGATCGATAGCTTGGCAAGCATTCAATGCAGGCCGGGAGCTTGGCCGACCTTGATCGCCAGCTCGCACTCGAGCGGGAGATGCTGCAGATCGGCGCCGACGCATTCGCCAGCCGGATGAACAAGCGCCGTGAGCAGGGCATGGAATCCCTCTCCACCCATGGCGACGTGCTTGCTGCCATGGGTGTGGACCGGATCATCCGTGACCTGCGTCGCCATCGCCACGCCATGCGTGATGGCCGGGCTGGCCGTGGCTACGCACACATGGGCCCACTGCTGCAGCTTGCACCCCACAAGGTGGCAGCTGTGTCCATGCGGGTCATCATCGACCAGTTGACCCAGTCCCCTAAGTTCCAGGCCCTGGCCTATGCCTTGGCCGAACGGCTGTGGCTGGAGACCATGCTCGCCCGTGCCTCCGAGTACGAGCTGAAGGCCCACCAACGGGTGCGTCGTCGGTTCAAGCAGAAGCGTGCGGATGCCATGCGCATGCGCAACACGGAGGTCTGGACCCCGCAAGAGAAGCTCAGCGTCGGTGTGTTCCTCGTCCACCTGGTCGAGCAGCACACCGGACTGATCGAGATCTATGCGGAGCGTGGTGCCATGCGTGCGGTGAAGCGTGTGCGTGGCACCCAGGCAGCCCTCGACTGGGTGCGTGGGGCAGAGGAGCAACAGCGATTGCTGTGCCCCTTTGCCCTGCCGACCGTCATCCCGCCTCGGAACTGGTCGGATCCCATGACCGGTGGGTACTGGACCGAGGATCTCCCGGGCAACACCCTCTTCAAGGAGAACAACGAACCCATCGCAGCCAGCTCGTCCGAGTTCGATGCGTTCATGGTGGCGGCCAACCACCAGCAGGGGGTGGGGTGGCGCATCAATGGCTGGATGCTGGACCAGGTCAACCATGCCTGGGATCGGAACCTATCCATTGGTGGGCTGCTGCCACGCAGCGGGCACCCCATCCCTCCGTACCCCAAGCACCTGCCCGATGACCACGACGACGTGGCAGCGTGGCGCATGACGGCTCGCCGGTTACACGACCGCAACGACCGTGATGCAGCCAAGCGTTTTGCCACGGCCAAGCAGCTGTGGGTGGCACGTCGGCTGGTCAATGAACCAGTGCTGTACTTCCCAGTGCAGTGTGACTTCAGAGGCAGGTTTTACTACCGACCCCCGTTCCTCAACCCTCAAGCCAACGACGTCGGTCGGTCGTTGCTGCAGTTCGCTGCTGGCACACCGATCAACACCGAGGCTGAGGCTGACTGGCTCCGGATCCATGGGGCCAACACGTACGGCCACAACAAGCTGACGTGGGCAGATCGCATTGACTGGGTACACCAGAACCAACTGCAGATCGAAGCCACTGGCCGGGAGCCCTGGTGCAACCAGGAGTTCTGGGCTGGGGCCAAGGACCCTTGGCAGTTCCTTGCGTTCTGCCGCACGTACCAGCAATTCAGCCATCACGGGTACGGCTGGGTGTGCCACCACCCTGTCGTCCTGGACTGCACGTGCTCCGGGATCCAGCATTACTCGGCGCTGCTCAGGTCCGAGGAGATGGCCGCACTGGTCAACCTCACCCCAAGCGAGGCACCCCGGGACATCTATGCCGTAGTGCTCGAGCGTGTGTTGGCCCTGGTGCGGGCTGATGCAGCAGGTGGATCAGAGCATGCGACCCGGTGGCTACAGCTGTCCCCTGATCGCACGCTGGCCAAGCCTGTGGTCATGACCATCCCGTACTCGGCAACGAGGGAGGCCGTCGTCAACTTTTGCTGCGGCTGGGCGCAGGACAGGGCAGAGGAGGTGTTCGGTCGTGACAACTGGTGCTTCCACAAGGGGGCCATGTCCAGCCACCACTACATGGCAACCATCCTGTACCGGGAGACGTCGGCCCTCATCGCACCAGCCAAGGCAGCGATGTCGTGGTTCAAGAAGGTTGGCAAGACAGCGGGCAAGCTGGGCCTAGCCCTGCGCTGGACATCACCCTCCGGGGTGCCAGTGATCCAGGAGTACTGGGACTACAGCGGGGTGCGGGTGCGCCTGTATCACCTGTCGTCGGTGCCAATGGATCTGCTCACCAACCACCAACCGACCGAGCTCAACGCCAAACGGATGGGCAATGGGCTTAGCCCTAACGTGATCCACAGCCTTGATGCCAGCCACATGGCTGCCGTCACCATCGAGGCGTTTGCCGCCGGCATCCGCAACCTCGGTGGAATCCATGACTGTTTCGCAACGACGCCAGCAGAGATGGCCACACTTCGGACCACAATCCGCAGTACCTTTGCTGGCATGTACGCCCGGGACTGGTTCACGCCCATCGCTGATGAGCTGACCGACCAGTTCCCACCGGATGTACAGGCCAAACTCCCGCCGCGGCCAAGCCTCGGTGGGTTCGACCCCCAACTTGTAAACAACGCTGACTACTTCGTCACATGAACTTCCAGTACATCGACAAACTTCGCCTCACCACACCAAAGGCCACGCTCAAGTACCCGAAGCTGATCGAACCCGAGACCAAGTTCAGCGCCGAGGGTCACTACAAAGTGACAGCCGTGATCCCAGCTGAAGATGCAGCAGATCTAGCTGACCAGCTGGACGCCTTGTACGAGGCACACAAGGCCAGCCTCAAGGCCCAAGCCCCGAGCCAAAAGTTCAAGGCTGTTGATCCCAGCTTTGGGTTCGAGGACATCGACGGCAAGCCTTGCTTCACCATCAGCGTGAAGATGAAAGCCAAAGGCGTGGACCGTGACGGTCGTTCCTGGTCCGCAGTGCCCGCATTGTTTGACGCAAGCGGTGCACCGGTGAAGGATCGTGAAGCACTGCGTGGCATGTGGTCTGGTACCACTGGCCGTGTGTCGTTCGAGGCCTGCCCGTTCTACCAGCCTGCCCTTGGTGCCGGCATTACGCTGCGCCTCAAGGCTGTGCAAATCCTCAACCTGGTGGAGTCTGGTGGATCAGCCAACAGCTTCGGGTTTCAAGAAGAGACCGGCGGCTGGGCGGCCGGCGAGACGCAGGCGAGCGTCCCCTTCGACGCAACGGGAGCGGCAACAGACGAGGGGTTTGACTTCTAGTCGGTACCGCTCGAAGTTCGAGGCATCAGTAGCAGCCAGCCTTAAGGCCCGTGGCTTGCCCTTCGGGTACGAGGTGCAGGCCCTGGCGTACACCATATCCGCGGTCTATACGCCGGACTTTGTGTTACCGAACGGGGTCATCGTAGAGACCAAGGGGCTGTTCGACTCAGACGACAGGCGCAAGATGGTGGCCGTCAAGGCACAGCATCCAGCCCTGGACATCCGCCTTTGTTTCATGAAGGCAGACGTCAAGCTGAGCCGGGCACCCCGGTCCCTCACGTACTGGCAGTGGGCCGAGAGGCACGGGTTCCTCTGGTGCGAAAAAAACATTCCGACGACATGGGCGGATGCCATCCAAGTTTCTAAAGCATGAGGCTTGCCCCGAGTGCAAATCCAAAAATAACCTGGCCCGCTACGACGACGGTCACGCGACCTGCTTCGGATGCGGGTACCAGGAGCAACCAAAGAAAGACAAACCCGAACCCCGCATGGAGCCACTGCCACCACCAGTCACCCCGACCCTTGAGTTCATCGAGGCCAGGGCCCTGCCCAAGCGGGCCATAACGGAGGAGACCTGCGCCCTGTTTGGCTACGGGTTCTCCACGCACAACGGTCGCCCCGTCCAGGTGGCGCCGTACCGCAACCAATCCGGCAAGGTGGTGGCTCAGCACCTACGTGGTGCAGACAAGCGCTTCAGCTGGCTTGGTGACACCTCTGGGCTGCAGCTCTGGGGTCAGCACCTCTGGCGTCAAAACTTTGGCAAGGAGACCAACCTCTTTGTCACCGTGACAGAGGGGGAGATCGACGCCATGTCGGTCAGCCAGGTCCAAGGCAACAAGTACCCCGTGGTGTCGCTGCCTAACGGGGCACAGTCGGCCAAGAAATACCTGGCTGCTAACGCCACTTGGCTGGGTCAGTTTGCACGCATCGTGCTTTGCTTCGACTCCGATGAGCCGGGCGTCAAAGCAGCCGAGGAATGCGTGGCTGTCTTGCCTTTGGGCAAGGTGGCCGTGTGCCAGCTGCCCCGTAAGGACGCCAATGAGATGCTGGTGGCAGGCGAAGGAGAGATCCTTCGTGAACTGCTCTGGAAGGCAACGCCAACCAGGCCCGATGGGATCGTCAATGCGAACGATCTCTGGGACGAGCTGATCAAGCCTGGCTCTGAGTCGGCCTGTCCCTACCCCTGGCCACAGCTCGATGCCATGACCCGTGGCTTCAGGCGTGGCGAGATGGTGACCCTGTGCGCAGGCTCAGGCGTGGGTAAGTCAAGCGTTTGCCGGGAGTGGGCCCACCATTTCCTGCGGGCTGGCCTCCGCGTCGGGTACATCGCCCTCGAGGAGAGCACCAAGCGCACCATGCAGGGGATTGTCGGCATTGAACTGAGCAAGCCCATCCACCTCGACCCCAATGCGGCCGACGAGCATCAGATCCGAGATGGCTTTGACCGTGTGTTTGGCACTGGTCGGTGCTTTCTCTATGACCACTTTGGATCGATGGATCCAGACCACCTCATCTCCAAGATCAGGTACCTGGCCGACGCTGAAGGTGTCGACGTCGTCGTTCTCGACCACCTCACGATCGTCATCTCAGGACTGACAGACCTGGATGAACGGCGTGCCATCGACGTGACATGCACCAAGCTGCGCCAGGTGGTGGAGCAGACCGGCATCGGCCTGGTGCTCGTGTCCCACCTCAAGCGACCGGAAGGCCGCGGCCACGAGGAGGGGGCACAGACCAGCCTTGGCCACCTACGTGGTAGCCACGCCATAGCCCAGCTCTCGGACATGGTCGTCGGGTGCGAGCGGAACCAGCAGGGCGACGCTGCTGAACGCAATGAGCTGCAGCTGCGGGTCCTGAAGAACCGGTTCTCCGGAACGACAGGGCCCTGCGACAAGTTGCTCTATGACCAGGACACCGGCCGCCTTGTGGTGCCCATGTCCCAATACTTCGGAACCTAAAACACAAACCAAATGCACTGCCCCAACTGCGATACATCTGCTGAACGCAGCACCTGCCGCATCATCCAGACCCGAAGCGACACCGTTGAATCCAAGCTTCGCCAACGCGAATGCAAGGTCTGCAACCACAAGTGGTGGACCTGTGAAACGGACCTGCCACCAGGCGCTGTCAAGTGGAAGCTCAACGACGACGACGTCGATCCCAATTCATTCACTGTGCCCAGGCGCGTGCCTGGTTTCCTGCGCGTCACCTACTCATGACCCTATTGATCGACGCCGACTGGCTGCTGTATGCAGCGTGCTCTGCCTGTGAGTACGACATCCGATGGGATGAATGGATCCACACCCTGCACCTCGAGCAGTCGGATGCCAAGAGTTACATGACCCACCAGGTGGGCAGGTGGCAAGAGGCGACCGGCCACAAGGACGTGGTCATGTGCCTGTCGTCGTACCCAACGTTCCGGCACCAGCTGTCCCCTGCGTACAAGGCCAACCGGATGGGCAAGCGCAAGCCCTTGGGATTGAGGGACATGCGGGCCTGGCTCGAGTCCGAGTACGACGTCAGGTGCCACCAGAACCTGGAGGCCGACGACGTCATGGGGATCCTGATGACCAACGGTTCGTACCGGGACCCGATCATGGTGACCGCCGACAAGGACATGCGCACCATCCCGGGCAAGTTGCTGCGCATGGACAAGATGGAGATCAACGACGTCGGCGATGCCAATCGGAACTGGATGACCCAGGCCCTGGTCGGTGACACCAGTGACAATTACCCCGGGCTGAAAGGGTACGGGCCAGTGAAGGCCGAGAAGCTTTTGGCTGAGCACCACACCCTGCCGGCCATGTGGAACGCCGTTGTTGGCGCTTACCGCAAAGGTGGCGAGACCTTTGGTGCTGCGTTGCTCAATGCCCGAATGGCCCGGATCCTGCGATACGGGGACTATGACTTCACTGCCGCTACGGTGGAACTGTGGGACCCGGATCGTGACCCCGCAATGAAGATCGATGGATGATCTATTTCCCCCGATTGACGAGCCCCTGCTGAAAAAGCTGGACGAGGTTTATCCCGAAGCCAGCCCGGATCCCAGCTATTCCGATCGACAGATCTGGATGGCAGTAGGTGCCAGGCAGGTGGTGCGCATGCTGCGGGCCGTTTATCTTGAACAACAAAACGAGGATTGAACCATGTGTGGAGGAGGCAAAGCGCCTGACAACAGCGCTCAAATCGCAGCCCAGGAACAAAGCCTTGCGCTCCAGCGTGAGCAGATGGCAATGCAGCAAGAACAGATGGCTGCTCAGCGGGCCCAGTACCAAGAGCAGCTAGCCATCAGCAAGGCACCACCTCCGCCCGCTCCCAACCCTGGAGCCATGGCTGCAGCATCAGCGGTTGAAACCATGGACCAAGCCACTGCGCAGTCCATGCGTGCCGGCACTGGTCGCCGCAAGCTGCGGACTGACTTGCCCCAGATGTCAACGCTTGCAATCCCAGGTGTTAGTTGATGGAACTGAACCTGACCAGCAACGTTGACCGCCAGTCCAAGCCGTACGGGGAAGACGGTGGCACAGCTGCGGCCAGGTACGGCCAGCTGCAAACCAACCGAGACCCGTACCTGCAACGGGCCCGGGACTGCAGCAAAGTCACGATCCCCGGCCTGATTCCAGATGCAGGGCAAGGGGACCGTGGTCGACTCAAAACCCCGTACCAATCCCTTGGCGCCCGGGGTGTGAACTACCTGGCCAGCAAACTGCTGATCACGTTGTTCCCCCCAAACTCCAGCTTCTTCAAGCTTGAGATCGATGACCTAGCACTGCGTGTTGCAGAGCAAGGGCCGGAGATCAAGACAGAACTTGACACCGCCTTGGTGCAGGTGGAGCGGGCCGGCATGTCTGCGTTCGAGGTGGCCAACGGCCGGGCCTCAATGCACGAAGCGTTTAAGCACCTGCTGGTAGGCGGCAACGTCCTGCTGTATGTCGCAGAGGACGGCATCAAGGTGATCCACCTGAATCGCTTTGTCGTGTGTCGTGACCCGATGGGTTCCGTCACCGAAATTGTGGTGGAGGAGGAGGTTTACCCCGACGCCCTGCCCGTTGGGTTGTACGACGACATCGACGAGGAGGACGGCGGATACGAATCAGGCCGTAGCTCCAAGACCATCAAGCTGTACACCCACGTCGAGTACGAGGACGGCAAGGTCCACTGGTACCAGGAAGCAAAAGGCAAAGAGATCCCTGGGTCGCATGGCATGTGCGACATGGACGTGAACCCCTGGATTCCACTGCGCTTCAACCGGGTGGACAGCGAGGAGTATGGCCGTTCGTACATCGAGGAGTATTACGGGGACTTGCTGGCCCTCGAGAGCCTGTACCAGGCCATCATCGAAGGGGCTGCGGCCGCGGCCAAGGTTTTGTTCTTGGTCAACCCCAACGGCACCACCAGGCCACGCACCCTGGCCAACGCTGAGAACGGAGCCATCGTCCAAGGCAATGCTGCCGACGTCACGGTCATCCAGACCCAGAAGGCGCAAGACTTGAACATCGCCAACAGCACTATCGAGCGGATCGAAGCCCGACTGCAGTTTGCGTTCCTCCTTAACACCGCCATCCAACGGCGTGGGGAGCGGGTCACCGCTGAAGAGATCCGTTACATGAGCCAGGAGTTGGAGGCTGGCATCGGTGGTCTGTACTCAATCCTTACCCAGGAACTGCAGCTGCCACTGGTGCGTCGGTTGCTGCATGTACTGCGGAAACAACGCAAGCTGTCGGCATTCCCTAAGGGCCAAGGTGGCGTGCCGTTGGTAAACCCCAGGCCAGTGACTGGACTTGAGGCCATCGGTCGTGGCGATGACCGGAACAAGTTGATCCAGTTCATCACCACTGCCACCCAAACTCTGGGCCCCGAGGTAATTGCCAAGTTCGTGAACATCGATGAAGCACTGCGTCGTCTGGCTGCAAGTGAATCGATCGACACAACGAACCTGGTCAAGTCTCAAGACCAGCTACAACAGGAAGCAGCTGCTGCTCAAGCCGAGCAACAGCAAGCAGCCCAACGTGAAATGCTGATGACTGGCCTCAAGTCACCAGCAATGGCACAAGTGGCCAACAACTACACCCAAGAAGGAGCACCTTATGGCCCGCAATTCCCAGACGGCACAGACCCAGGACAGCCCGGAGCAATGCCCAACGCCATCCCAACCCCGCCAAGCGCGCCCGGTATCGCTAGTGGGCCCACCGGCGGAAGTGCAGCAATGGGGCCCAACGCCTGACATGGTCATTGGCCACGTAGAACCAAGCCGCGCAATGGAGCCGGACCCCACGCCTGTCGTCACATTTGGCGACGACAAATCCATCACCATCAATTGACACCACCCCATGCCTGAAGCAGTAACGATCACTCAAGACGAAAGCTCAGCACTGTCGGCTGAGAACCAGGAGATGCTTGCCGCCATGGCAGGCGAGGACGAGAAAGAAGGCGAGTTGTTGGCCGGCAAGTACAAGTCCGTCCAGGACTTGGAGAAGGCTTACAAGGAGTTGCAGGCCAAGCTCAGCCGTGGCGAATCAGTCACTCCAGAACCCGAGGACGACGGCGACGCTGACGACAGTGAAGCTGACCCCGAGGACAAGGAGGATGAATCCGCCGGCAATGCCCGTGAAATCTACGGGGACTTGATTGGCGGCAAGCTCGAAGAAGCGCAGATCAACTTCCAGGACATGAATGTCCGCTGGCAACAGACGGGCACCTTGGAACCCGGGGACTATGAGCAGCTGGCTGAGGCTGGCTTCAACCGGGACATGGTCGATGCGTACTTGTCTGGGCTGCAGTACAAGCAGACCCAGGACACAGCACTGTCGGTCAAGGAGGTGGCTTCCATCAAGCAGTCGCTGGGTGGCGAGGCCGAGTACAACAAGATGATCGAGTGGGCAGCAGCCAACCTGTCAGCCGACGAGGTCGAGGGCTTCAACCAGATCATCAACACCCAGCCCATGGCTTCGGTGAAGATGGCCATCACTGGTCTCCATGCCCGGTACTCAGCCGTCGAAGGCCGCGAGCCCAAGCTCATTGGTGGTCGTGCCCCTAAAGGCAGCACGGACAAGTTCGAGTCCACTGCCCAGCTGGTGGCCGCCATGTCCGATCCCAAGTACAGCACCGACCCTGCTTACCAGCGCAAGGTGCAAGAGAAGCTCAGCCGCTCAAGCATCTTCTAAATCCGTGCAAACGCTCAGGGCCTCCCGCTAGCCGGGGGGCTTTTTTATGGGTTGTGTCCGTTAGTACACTGTGACTACCTAGACCCACTCACAGAAGCGACGGCCCACTGCGGTGGACACCCGCTCGTGAACGGGAGCCCGGCGTCGGGTTAACCCCCAACCCCTTTACCTAGGAGCCCAGCAATGGCAGCCCCCGATTTTACCGCTTCACGCTTAGGCCTTGTTAACGCTGCAGGTGGTGGCACCTGGGCCGGTGACAACGCCCTGTTCCTTCAGGTCTGGGCCGGTGAGGTTCTCACCGCGTTCCGTAAGGCCACCATCTTCGAACCCCTTCACACTGTCCGGACCATCAGCTCCGGCAAGAGCGCTTCGTTCCCCATCGTGGGTCTGAACTCCGCTGCGTACCACACACCCGGCACCATGCTGACGGGTACCGCAGTGAAGAACGCTGAGGCCGTCGTCAAGATCGACGACAAGCTCGTCTCCAACGTGTTCATCGCCGACATCGACGAGGCCAAGAACCACTGGGATGTTCGGAGCCCCTACTCCGCTGAGATGGGCAACGCCCTGGCTTACCGCTTTGACCAAAACATCGCGGCGACTATTGCCAAGGCAGCTCGTACCGCCACCCACTTCAACACCGACCTGCCCGGCGGCACCCGCATCAAGATCATCGCCACCAGCAAGGCTGCCATCACTGGCTCCCAACTGGCTGCTGCTCTGTTCTCCGCTGCTCAGCGGATGGACGAGAACAACCTGCCCGAGAACGATCGCTACTGCGTGCTGGCCCCGGCCGAGTACTACAAACTCGTCCAGACCACCGACGTGATCAACCGGGATTGGGGCGGTGCTGGTGCTTACGCCGACGGCACCGTGCTGAAGGTTGCTGGCATCACCATCCTGAAGTCGAACCAACTGCCTACCACCAACCGCTCTGCGGCCTCCGGTGAGCAGAACGACTACGCCGCCAACTTCACAGACTCCGTCGCCCTTGCTTTCAACAAGCAAGCCGTCGGCACCGTGAAGCTGATGGATCTCAAGATGGAGCAGACCGGCGCTGACGTTCACGCTCTGTGGCAAGGCACCTTCATGGTTGCCTCCATGGCACTGGGCACCGCCGTCCTTCGCCCCGATTGCGCAATCGAGATCTATACCGCTACCAGCTGATCGCGGCCAATATGGGGGGAGCTTCGGTTCCCCCCTTTTTCTTTGGGCTCTTGCCATGACGCTTGCACGCACCACGTTTCTGGAAGCTGTGAACCGGGTGCTGCAGATGCTCGGTGAGGCGCCAGTCAATAGCCTTGACGGCCAGTTCGGCCTGGCCCAGCAGGCGCAAGACACGATCAACGACGTGTCCCGCAAGGTCCAGACAGAGGGCTGGTCGTTCAATACTGACTACGAGCGCCTGCTGATGCGGGACGCAGTGACCAACGAGATCAGCGTGGGCGTCAACGTCAGCCGGGTCAAAGTTGAGCCGTACTCGTACCCAGACCTGGACGTCGTGCAGCGTGGGTCCAGGCTTTATGACCGCCGGGCTGGCAGCTATGAGTTTGACGAGGACTTGTACGCCGACGTCACCTACATCCTGGAATGGGACGAGGTGCCTGAGTACGCCCACCAGTACTTCATGATCAAGGCTGGCCGTCAGTTGCAAGAAGCGATCCTGGGTTCAGCGGACTTGTCAAGGATCAACATTGCTGCTGAGGCTGAGGCCCGCAGCCAGTTCCTGGAGGAGGAGACGACCCGTGGCGAGCACAGCTGGCTACGTGGCAATCCAAACCACATGGATGTTTTCATGACGTACAAGCCAGCCTGGGCCTTGCGCCGTTAAGCCATGCCTTTGATCAGCAGCTCTATTCCGAACCTGATCAACGGGGTCAGCCAGCAACCGGCGGCGTTGCGGCTGGCGTCTCAGTGCGAGCAGATGGTCAACTGCATGCCCAGCCCAG